AGACAGGGGCATACACAGATACACTTCACCGGAAGAAATTCTTACAGATTTCGTGAAAATTCGGTTCGAGTATTACCTCAAAAGAAAGAAACACCTGATACACGAATGTGAGAAGAAAACAAGATTATGTACACACAAAGCTTTGTTTGTGAAAATGGTCGTCGATGGACAGATTCGCATCTTCAAAAGAAAAAGAACGGAACTCGAGAGTGAAATGATTCGTCACTTCCCGATGATTGATGGCACGTTTGATTACCTGTTGAACATCCGAACGTTCCAGTACACACAAGAAGCCGTGGAAGACTTGATGCGACAGGCTGCGCTCGCGCAGGAAGAACTTCAAACCATCACACAGATGACCCACGCACAGATGTGGCAAATGGATATTAAAAAATTATAAGTCTACATTAAGTATGGGTGAAGCCGCACACATCGCGCTCAGTGCCATCGGAAAGCAGGATACATACCTGTTATCGAAAGACCCAGAAGAAAGTTTTTTTAATTACAACTTTAAACAACACTCAAACTTCCGCAAGTTTCATAGAAATAAAAACATAACACCACCCTCGAATCGCCCGGACACGTGGCCTTTCGGGGAAACCATCAAAGTGCAGTACAACCCCCAAAACATGGGAGACTTGTTGTCGAACATGTATTTGAGCATCACGTTGCCCGCGCTCGGTGTTGGTGAAAACTACGCGGACCAGGTGGGCAGACACATTCTGTCCCACGTGAAGATGTTTGTCGACGAGTTGGAAGTTGAAACTTTTTGGGGTGATTTTGGTATCATTTATGATGAATTGTACACCGAAATGTCTGAAAAAGTCGCGAACCGGTTTCTTTTGAACCGGTCACTCGCGTTCGATAGCTCTGAAATTTCAAACAGCTACGCGGAATACACGTCGGACGTGGTGATTCCCTTGAACTTTTTCTTTTCCAGAAAGTTTGCCGCGGATGAATACGAGTCGAATCAACCCAACCGACCTTACTTCCCCGTGTGTGCGTGTCATCGACAGAAGATTGAATTTGAATTCACGTTCCAACCGCAGACCTTTTTTGCAAACACGGCGACGACGTTGTCTTTGTCAGAGTTTGACATCGTGACGGAAGAAATCACACTCAGTCCGGAGGAACGACTTTACTCCATGAACCACCAAGGCTTGTGGATCACCGACGTGGTCAAGAAACACCCGGTGATTTTGACGGACCCGTCGCAGGATTTCGTCAAAAATCAACTCATACCAAACATCCCCGTAAAAGCGATTCACTGGTTCTTCAGAAACACGAAATTCGAAGACCCCGCAATCGTCAAAGAACCCGGTGAAACTGAGGAGGGAAATTTTTACATCAACAACAGATTCAATTTCAGCTCAAACGTCAACTTTGACGAACTCAACACATTTTTCTATCCAGTGATGCAAAAAGCCCAGTTCTACATCGAAGGCACGCAGCTCCCGAACATGACTTCGACGGACCACACGTTTTATAAATACTATGTGCCGTACGAAAAAAGATTGTCGCGACCAATCAGAAATATATACTCATACAGCTTCTCGATGAATCCAGTGAATGTGCAACCATCGGGAAGTTTAGATTTCAGCCAACTCCAATCAAATAAAACGACGATCGAGTGCGACTTGTTACCTACGAGTGAGACCTATTCGTTACACATGTATTACACCGGCTACCAGACGTTTAAATTTGAAGGTGGTTTCATGACGCTTGCTTATTAGCCATCAATTCAGACTTGTGCGTTGACAAGAAATGAATCACGTCATTCTTAATACACCATTTGATGAAATTCAACTGGGCCACCGTCGTGTGGATTTCCTCAGATGTTCCAGGAATCGTGTATTGAATTTTCTCTGCTCTACAAAACGGGTCGAAAAGTTTTTTTGAATAGCCTAGGAGTGAAGACTTGTACGCGCAGTGCACACTAAATACTTTGCCGTCCCCCGTCTTATAGGATGTGTGATGTTTCTTTGCGTAGTTTGTGATGAACCATTCCAGATTTCTCAAAGAAATTCCAGATTTTTTATTTAAAATGTTCGTCAAAGTTGCTTTATTCTTTTCATCGTTGTAAAAATCATTTATAGAAGTTAGTAGAATATCGGATTTACTCATTAAATAATATACTATTCAAATCTATAAGCTTCTTTCTATCCTGTTCCTGACATGCCGGACATGTGTGGTCGTACAGAATATCCATCCCGTGCGTGTGTGAATTAATCGCGTTCACCACGACGATGGGTTGTAAGTTTTGCTTTTGGTGCAAATGTAAAGTACAATATCCCCCGTGTGTGCCTCTTCGGGTACAACGCACACCATCCTTCTTCACACCCTTACACCGCGTCCTGTCCGTAAACTCCGGGACATCGCGAAGCAGCAAGTCTTTCGATATTCCATGATGCTTCGCAATGTGATTTATGTACCCGTCTAATTTGTCGTTGTATTCTAAAGTTATCGCGCCGACTTCGGTTCGTACCCTACGCTCCACCTCGTCATCTATCATTCTCGCGACTTTTTGAGTGAGTTCATCACTCATGGCTCTTACTTTTAGAGCGCTCGTAATTTTTAAATAAATCCGTGATGGTCGTCTTTTGTTTAGGCATGGCTTTAGCCCTCGGTTTTTTCGGAGGTTTATTTTTTTCTATAATTTCTCCAAATATAGTCTGTTTAGCACCAGATACCAAGGGTTCGAGAAGATCACACACTGGATTTAAAAACTTATTCACGAAATAATAGTGATAATCCACCGGGATGTCGTGTTCTTTCACATATTGTGGGTCCTCTGCCTTTTCAAACGCCTTTGCCTTGGCGTCTTCGGTTTTCGTCAAAATGTACGGCACCCGGTCTCCACTTTGTGGCTCAGAACCCGGTTTACGCTCACGCATTTTATTATGAACCTGGACGTGCGCCATACTTATGTCCCAACTGCGGTCGATGTCTTTGATAGACACGGGCGTGCCCTTGACCTTGTACGTATCAGAGAGCGACTGGCTTAAGATGAGTTTGTCGTGCGGTACATCACCGGTGAGAAGTTCGAGCGCGCGCTCTCTCGCGAGCACTTGTGGGGGCTCCGGGTCCGAAGACGTCAAGATGACGTCGAGTAACTCTTTACACACCTCTCGCACGTGTGGTGTGTTGTCGCGTCGTACGAGTTGTAACCCCTTGACATCAACGTACTTGAATTCTACTTTTCCTGATTTATTCTTTTCCCAAAGCTTTGCGGCGTATCTCTTTTTTGAATATAAAATGTAGGGCATGTACACCTTTTCCAACTCCAAATCGTTGGGTTTTTTGAAAAGTTTCGTGCACTCCGTCGCCGCCTGCTCCCCGAGCTCCCAGCTGTAGTCGATGGCATCCTGACCCGTTCGACCCTGGACATCAAATTCAACCATGACTGAATCCGTGTCACCGTATCGAACCTTTGCCCCTGGAAAGTTTGCCTCCACGTAATTCTTCGTCTCCTCAATCATAGAACGCCCCTTGAAAGTGACGGATGACGCGATGGCCACGCACGGCAACATCCCACGCGCCGCACCCGTGAAACCATAACACGAGTTCATACTAATTTTATACGCCAACTGCTTGCCGTTGTATACCTCTTTCATGCCCTGCGTCGTCGCCGCGGCCATGTCCTTTTTGGCTTGTTTACGAAATTGCTTGAGCTCTGCCAAAATCGTCGGTAGCAAACTCGGCACGTTTTGTGCGAATTTGTACGTCTTCCCCGAACTGAGTGTAAATGTTTCATATTCCACACCAGGAATGTTTCCATATTTTCTCTCGTCCATCACGTACGTGGAATAACAGAGATTGTGCGCCATCATGATTGAGGGATACAGCGAGGCGAAATCGAGCGCGGTGATGGGCGCGTAGTACGCTCCAGATTGTGCTTCGAGAACGGTGGCCCCCTCGTACCCTTCCTCTGGTAAGGTTCCCTGATAAATCACGGGCACGAGAAATCCAAGCTCGGCGGCTTTTTTAGTCAACTTTGAGAAGACTTTAATTTGCTGTCCTCTCTCGACGAGGAAACAGAGTGGCACGGAAGTGGCCTTCGCCATCTCCAACAGATTCACCAGTATACAGAGTTTCGAGAGCAACTTGTGTGGTAACAAAGTATCTTTGATGCAGTAATCCGCGACTTCACCCAGACGCGCGGGGTCGCCTTCCTCAAACCTCGCAAAAATCTCACGAGGGGGCATGTCAAGTTTCTGGTCACCCAGGTAAAGTTGCGCGACGCTGTTGAGTTTGTAACTATCCAATTTATAGCCCTTTTTAACTTCATGAAACAAATCAAAAACAAAACGACCACTCATGGGAAGAAGCTTTAACTCGTTATCACCGAGCGCACTCGATGAAAGTTTTTTGTACACGATTTCACACGAGGCATCTTTAAATTTACCCAGGTTGTAAAACTCTGGACGACATTTACACATCACACCCCTCTTCATGATGTACTCCAGATCGAACCCAAAAATATTCCACCCAGTGATGACGTCAACATCTTTCACCCTTAAAAACTTTTGAAACGCTTCCAGAAGTTCACGCTCGGTGTCGAAAGAACGCACGTTATCACCCCGAGTCTGCTTGTAACACAGACACACTTCCTCGTAGGGTTCGTCGGAACCAAAATGACAAAGCGTGATTCCAATCTGAAAACAACAATCTCCAGGCACGTCGGCATCCGGGAACTTTCCAGTGGAGCTGGTGCATTCAATATCTACGGACGCGACGACGAACGGCGCGATATCATCTCTTTTCACAGGCGTGAGCGTCGTCCAGTCGTTGCAGAAGAGGTCAATGTCCACGTGTGCGAGGTAAGACCGGACGCATTGAGAACCAGTGTCTAACCAACCGGTGCTTTCAATGCCCGTGCGGTGCATCAGACGGAGCATGGGGTCTAGGTTTGCTTCGTAGACTTTAAGTTTGGTCGAACCTCTCGCGAGTTGCACCGGGTACTTGAGCGTGTTTGAGATGTACCGACGTTTCGCCAAACTCGCGCAATCTAAGCGCATAAATGGAAACTCTTCATTGTTCTGGAACCCCCATACATCTTTAGCCTTCTTTAAACCATATCCAACCAAACACTCAGGGCATTTTTTATTCAAGACGTGATACACCTCACGAATGGTTTGCGACTTTGCGTCAGGGAGTTTGATGTAAAAATACGGCGTGAACTCCGTCGTGACGCAGACTGACTTGCCATCCTCCGTCTTGCCGAAGATGGAGATGAGATGACCATCGTCGTCCGAATCTTTTGCCTCCCAAGTCAGCGCCTGAAAAACCACCATGTCCTTCTTGTGTAATAATGGGGCCAAAATTTTAATATGTTTTATATAGTAATATATACACAATGTCCGCGGCTTTAATTGAATTAGTCAGCCGAGGTGTCCAGGACACTTACACGACGTCTAATCCCGAAGTGTCTTTTTTTAGGCAAAACTACAAGCGTTATACGAACTTTGCGATTAAACCGGAACGCATGGACTACATCGGTACGTTCGGTTCTAATAACGAAGTCACGATCCCGATTCGAAGTAAGGGTGATTTGTTATCGTATGTGTGGATCGAAGCCTCCGGTATCGGCGCGACCGGTGCCAACAGCTCGGGCCTTTTCAGCCGCAACACCGACCCGACCGAATTTTCGTTGTGGATCGGTGGCCAACAAGTGGTGAAGTTGGACGCCCTTTTCATTCAAGGCGTGCACAACGTGTTGTACCGCCCGGACGCGGCCAAGTCGTCCATGGCGGTCACGACCACGGACGTCAAGGCTAACGCCGTCGGTTACAGCGGAAGCAACTCCGGACACTACTTGATCCCATTCTTCTTCTCCGAAGACTGGACGAAGTGCCTTCCGTTGGTCGCGCTCTCGAATCATCAGGTCGAAATCCGCGTGAAGTGCCGTTCGGGATTCACGCCGTCGGAGACGCCAAAGGTTTACGGCATGTTCGCGTTCGTCGACACCGAAGAGCGAGAATTCTTCGTCAAGAATGAACAAAAGATGCTCATCAACCAAGTTCAATACCAATCCATGGCCATCACCGACACGGAAGTTGACTTGACGTACTTCAACCACCCGTGCCGAGCCGTGCACGTCGTCTCGTCCGATACCGCCGGTGCCAGTTGGGCGGCCAACTACGGGTTCAAGACCAGCACCCTTTACATCAACGGCACCCCGCTCTTCGATGAAACCTCGAACGTGTTCCACCACACCATCGTTCCGGAAATGCACACGACGACGCTCCCGGATGGTTTGCTCGACACGCTGCCGCTCTACACGTGGCCGTTCGCGCTCACGCTTAACAAGACACAAATGACGGGTTCCCTGAACTTCAGTCGCATCGACACGGCCACCCTCAAGCTCAACACCCCGAACGGCGCTGGGACGTCGGGTGCGGTGATTCGCGCCTACGG